AGAGTTTCACCTTGTCGAATATGAAGACCATGCTGAAGACCAATAGCAAGGGCGAGAACATCGCAGACGTTGCGATCAGCAAGGGCGCAACGTTCACCGCGTTCAAGGCGGCAATGCCTGCGAAAGAGCGCAAGACGGAAGGATCAGTCAAGGTCACGACGGCCAAGCAATTCTTTATGGCCGCAGACGTGATCGCTCGTTTCCTTCCGGCAGGGGGAACAACGCTGATAACGAAGGCGTTGGATGACAAGGAGACAGGTCAAGGTGCATTGGATGACTTTGGTTCAATGATGACGGTCCTTGGTCCGATCTGGGAGAACTACAAGGGCGACTATGCAGAGATGAAAGCCAAAGAACGCTTGGCCAATAAGAAGGTCGCCTAACCCCTGATCTATCTAAGCCGGGCTTACGAGCCCGGTCATAGATGGATCAATACCGATCGATCAAACAAATGGGTATGACAATGACAACGCAATGGTTTCCACTAACTAAAACACTCGACACGATGGAGAGCGTTGATGTTTTGAGTGTAGAGCTCCTTACATTCCATGAGTTAAGAAATGAGACGCGCCGCTATGTTGTAGGGGAGCGTTCCGCACATTACCCGGTGCCGTCAACTCTTGACGTAGCGGATATGGCTGTTGTGTTCTCTCACAACGCTGAAGCAATGCGCGCAATTACAGTGCGTTACTTTAAGGCGCGTCTCCGTTTCTAACACCAATCAACCAACAAACTAATAACCCCCTTGGGCTCGCGCCCTTGGGGGTTTTTTATTGCCTAGTATCCTAGTGCTCTAGTGTACGAGTGTTATTAGTACACCAATAGTTATTGGTAGTTAGTCTAGTAGGATAGCCTCTTATCCTTCTCTTATGACCTACCAATCAATCAAATTAATTTGCTTGTTGTTTGTACCTTGATTGTATTGTGCTCGGTTCAATCAACAATCAAACACCAAACAAACATCAATCAACAATCAATCAAACAAAAGCATTCTTTTAGTTCGGGAGACCACCCCGTCACCCCTCCCGACCAAGGGGGTTGCACCCCCTAGTTTGCCGAAATGAATTACACCTCAAAAATATCGCACAGGTTTTACAATTGGGAAATATTGGTTTCTGACCAATATAATCGAAAATACACTTTTCACAGACTCTCATCCCATTCTAGGCCAAAGTAGGATAATTAACCAAAGTGTGAACAAACTAGGAATTAATATCTCAAATACAATCATTGCAGTAAAAGGTTCCTTCTTTAATAGGTTTCTTAAATCCCCATTTATAACATTTTAAACAATACCAACTCACAAGAGGCTCCATTTGCTAAAAGTATATAGAAAAACACTAATAAGAATATAGGGAAATTAGGTACCCTGATACTAGGATACCTAATTGTCTATTTTGACTATAAGTTGTTAGAGATTTTCTCTCTTGCTTTTTTAGCATTATTTCTTAACTTTTCCTTATGTTCTTCTGATAGTTGTCTTTTTCGAGGTTTTAGAGGAGTTTCATCAATTTGTTCTTTAAGATCTTCTTTTATCTTCTGAAACTCATTGACGTTCTTAAAACACAAGATATCATTTAGTTTCAAATAATTAATAAACTCAGTTCTAGTAATCTCTTGTCCAGACCACTCAGAACATTCTTTAAGAGCTACGTCTACAGGGACAAGTACTACGTATAAGGGTTTACCATCATCTGTACGTCGCCAAGGATCTACTTGGCCTACCATTAGCTTTCTTTTCAAGAAACTTGCATAATCAAATATAGGATCAATCATAGGGCTTCTGCATCCTCCATACACTTATTAATCCAGTCAATAAGAGGTTTAATCTCACTTATTTTAGTATCTTTAGACATAGGGTGTATAGATTTATATACTTGATTATTCTTTTCAGAAATAAACAATAGATCTAGATCTTGTAAGTCTTGAGAGAATTCATAGTATATTTTCATATTTCTTCCTTCTATTAAAGATTAGACTTGACACGGAGTTTAAAATAGTGTATAATGCTTTTCCGAATGAATTTAACTAAGCGGATATGAACGTTACTACATTGAAGAATACTTGGTGGTGCACACGCTGTAAGCGTTGGAACAATACGGATAAATGTCCTAAGTGCGGTTGGACTAAGAATGATTAGATACTAACATGCTTTGGTACGGAAGTCAACGAGATAATCTACGGAATGACTATGTTTTCAGAAACTTATTGGAGATGCCCCGGGTGCGGAGTCCTCTATCTGCCTACAGTAAAAGTCTGCCTAAGATGTAATATTCATCAGTGAAGTAATAATGGACTTAACTATCTTAATACCTTTAGGTCTACTAGCAATAGGATTACTAAGCTTAGTATTTACTTCTTCTGCTAAGTACTTAAGTATTAGGGAACATGAAACATATAACGCTTTTATGATTAGAGAATTAAATAATCTAAGTGCTAGAATAGGTACTCTAGAACAAACCAGACCTACTACTGGGGAAATAGAAGCAAGATTAGGAAAGATGAAATAAATGGCTAAGGGTGAAGTATTCTGGATTATATACTTACTTTGTGTACTATTCGGATTCGGATGGAATATATGGAATACAAATACTGCGTATACCTGGGTAGGATCCTGGGTCCCTAATATGATCTTATTTGGTCTATTAGGTTGGGCAGTGTTTGGTCCTATTATCCATTAACGATGTTTAAACAATTACAAGAACAAGCGCAACACTACTATGCGCAAATTAACAGAATCGAAGAGAAGGTAAATCAAATTATGACTGCAATTAACGATCTCAATACAGCGGTGACTACACTGTCTGCAGGGTTCCAGGCTTTGGATTCCGCAGTACAGACGGAGTTAACTGCAATTACAAATGCTCTTTCTGGCACTGACCCAGATACTGCAGCGATTGAAACTGCTGTGTCTAATATCTCTGCCGTCACCTCTAGCATGGCTAAGGATGCAGGAGCAATCAATACTGCTCTCACTACGCCTGCAGCTGGTGTTACTGGCCCCATGACCCCTCCGGTCCCGGCAGTAGCCCCTAAGAGCTAATGAAGAAAGAGACGAAAAAGGGAAAGTCTAAGAGCCCTCGCGGGGGCTCTAAGGCTGGTGCACCTGAGAAGAATCCTAGTAAAGGGAAGAAGTAAATGGCTACTAAGCACGATTATAATCACATTCATCCGAAGAGTGAAGAGTCCTACGGACATATGCACTCTAAGGGCGGAGATAGGCATCTAACCGCTAATCACCAACGTGGTTCAGCCCCAGGTCAAGAGACTGGCTCTGGCGGAGCCTTAGGCGGAACTATGTGAGATGAATGAAATCACTGGTGAGCAAAGCTCCAGTATCTCGGCTTTTAAGCTTTCCGCTACAGATACGGATACGGAACGGCGCAACTTCCCGGGGTACGCGACCCACACACTTGCTAAGGATCTAATGGACGAAGCTTGTGAAGAGGGAACTACGCATACTAGAGGCGGTAAATGATTGATTCTAATTTCCCTTCGCAGGGTAAAGAGAAGCACTTATCTGCGGGGACCCGTACGGCTGGCGATGTCTTAGTTCCTTCTCAGTTCTTTGGTAATAAACAAGGGGCCATCGGACAAGCCAAGAATGAAGATGCCGCCAAGAAAGGCGGCGAAGGCTATAGTCCTAAGAATATAGATTTTGGTCTTTTGGATAAAGTGAATAAATAATGGCTAAAAGGGCGGCAAGACCAGCTAAGAAACTTAAGTCTTTCTCTGAACTACACGGTTCACGTTCTGATGTCTTTAAAGGTGTCGGGGGGGAACAGTTAGGTCATGACCAACAACTCCCTGTAACACCGATGGGTCAGGCCAATTCTTCCCCTCTTATTAACCCGGGCGAGCCTGGGCACCCAATGAGTACTTCCCGCTTAGGGCAAGCAATGGGTAACGATCCTTCGGGGGAAGATTTCTATTAAATGATTGACTGGACTATTTCGTTAGGCAACATCGGTACGGTGGTTGCCATTATATTCTTTGGATCAGGGTTCTATTGGAGATCATTAAGTGATTCTAAAATATTCAAAGAGGACATTGTAGAGATTAAGACAGATCTCAAAATATTAAACAAGATCGTAACTGACATTGCTTTACAGAACCAAAGGTTAGATAGTCAAGGCGAACGATTAAATCGCTTAGATAACCGCTTGGATGAACTAAGCCATGGCAAAGGGTTCATACAAGGATGAGTGGGTTATACGCAGCTGATGGAAGCATAAACGTTACGGTAGTATCAGGTAATGTCTATACAGGGCTATACGCTGCAGATGGTTCTTATAACGTAGTTCTGTCTCCAGGGACTTCTTACGTAGGATTGTACGCGCCTTGTGGAGCGTATTATGTCACAGTTTCTCCAGGAACATTAGTTCCGATACAGGCTCCTGATGGGAGTATGTATGTTCAACAGAGTCCTTATACAGTAGATAGCGGGCAAAAAGTAACTGCTGTTTCAGGAAGTTTAACACCAGGAGGGGGAACACCCATCCAATGGTACTTAGTTTATTAAGAAAGGCTTTCAATGGCTAATTTAACATCAATAGGTTTAACAGCCGGTGCAGGCTCTTCTGGAACCGGGACTATTTCTACGCTAGATAATTTAATTGGGACTGCAGGAACAGCTTCTGCGCAAGTCTTGTCTGTTCAAGGGATTGCAAGTGGTACTGCACAACCAGTGTCTGCAGCCTCTTTGCCTCTTCCTACAGGTGCTTCCACTTCAGCTAAACAGCCTGCGTTAGGAACTGCAGGCACAGCATCTACAGATGTTATCACAGTACAGGGCATAGCTTCTGGAACAGTAATCCCTACGTCTTTAGCTTCTACGACGATAACAGGTACTGTTGCAGTTACTGAGTCGGGTACGTGGACAGTACAGCCAGGCAATACCCCTAATACGACTGCTTGGAAAGTAGACGGTTCTGCGGTTACACAACCCGTATCCGGGACTGTGACTATTAATGCTATTCCAGCAGGATCAAATACAATAGGTTCTGTCAAGCTTACTGACGGAACTAATACCGCTGCTGTCAAAGCAGCGTCTACTACACCTGTTGCAACAGATCCTGCAGCAGTAGTTTCTCTATCTCCTAATTCAGTAGGTCTTATTTCTTTAGGACAGACGACTAGTTCGGCTTCTGTTCCAGTAACTCCTGCCAGTGATTGGGTACCTTCTCAACCTGCAGGGTATACTTATAAGAATATTTCGACAGCGGCAACGACTACAGTAAAATCTGGAGCTGGGGTTTTACATACAATTACAATAAATAGTTTGGGAACTGTAGCTTCTACGATTTCTGTATATGATAATACAGCAGGGTCAGGAACTTCAATCGCAGTGCTTAATTCGTTGACTACGGGTCAAGCAACTTATATTTATGACGTTGCTTTTGCCACAGGGCTGACTCTTGTAACAACCGGAACAGTAGCCCCCAATGTTACGGTGTCTTACCGATAATTAGGATATGTCTGTATTTATAGGTAGTAAACCTACATTAGCTACTGGCTGGTATACACTTCCCCTTGGAGCAGGGGGTTATGTACCTCAAATTCAAATCGCTGCGGATGGTACTAGAGTTGTTACAACAGATGTAGGGAACGCCTATCTTTGGAATTCTAGTTCAAGTAGTTGGTTGCCCCTGATTACTACGACTTCTCTTCCTTCAGGTACAGTATCAAATAATGGAGGTGTGTTTTCTTTTGCCATAGCCCCTAGTAACACCCAACATTTTTATATGTGTTGGGCAAGTAATGGAGTAGTCTATAGTTCTACAAACCAAGGTATAACATGGACAGCGACAGCCTTAACTGACGGGAATACAAGTTCAAACGATTCTTATCACGGTTATGCTAAGGGTATGGCTGTAGACCCGGCCAATGAAAATGTCATTTGGTTTGGTAGTAAAACCGCTCTTTATACTTCTACTAATTCGGGGGGTTCTTGGACTACAAAAACAAGTTTAATTGCTTCACCGATCGGGCCAGGATACCAAATTGGGTTTGATCCTACATCTTCTGTAATAGGAGGAAAAACTCAAGGTATCTTTGTTTTTGTCTATGGTACGGGGCTTTATTATTCTTCGAACGCTGGGACGTCTTTCAGTTCTGTTTCTACGACGGGGAGTCCTGCCGGATTTGCAGGCGCTATGGTTGTAGGTCAAGATGGCGTTGTGTTTATTGTAGATGGAACTAACAGTCAAAAATTATACACCTATTCAGGCGGATCTGGAGGTTCTTGGGCAAGTACTGTAGCGGGTTCAGCAGGTGTAGGTTCGAATGCTTGGTCAGTTGCAATAGACCCAGCGAATCCTGTAGGATCAACGCGTCGTCTTGTAGTAACAACTCCAGGTGGCCCGTATTCAGTATCAACAAATAATGCAGGGTCCTTTTCTGGATTTACGAGTCCCGCGGGAACTACTTTATCTGCAACAGATATTCCGTGGTTAGCTAATAGTGGTAGTGGTTATATTTCAGCGGCAGGAATTGCTTTTGATCCTCTGCAATCTAATGTTTTAATAGTTGGAGCAGGGGTAGGGGTGTTCACGACAAGTCCTCTAAACAGTTCATTAAATGCTAATATTACTTATACAAGTCAGTCTAAAGGTATTGAAGAACTTGTCGTAGATGATATAATTGCTCCGAACGGAGTCCCTATAGTTGCTGTTCAAGATCGTGGCAGTTTTTATGCTAATAGTACAACAGTATTTCCAACGTCCTATAATAATTTAGCTTTTAGTAATTCGAGTTTGTTGTCGGAGGGCTGGCATATTGATTATTCTGGAAGCTCTTCCACTACATTAGGGATATCTCAAGAAAGTATTACAGGGTCTCCTTCTGAACAATCGGGCACAAGTACGGACGGAGGGCAGACTTGGACGGCTTTTTCTACAACACCAGTTTCAGGGTACCAGGGCTGTATAGCGATGGGATATACCAGCGGTGATATTTTGTGGGCGGCAACTCTTGGGGCAGCTCCTTATTACACGACTAATGGAAGTTCAAGCTGGACTCAGATTTCAATAAGCACTATTACTTGGTCTTCTTGGCTCGGTGTTTTAGCAGATACGTTGATAGCGTCTGATAAGAGTTCTCAAAAATATTATTTGTGGGATCCATCTTCTGGATTCTACAGTTCGACGACCGGCGCCAGTTGGACAAGAGTAAATAACACAACGTCAGTAATGTCAACGGGATCGTGGTCGTTGGTTAAGACAGCCCCACCAGGGTATGGAGGTTATCTCGGAATCTCTGCAGGCTATATCGGGGATGGGCACGCAGGCATCAAACTTTCGGTTGATGGAGGTACGACTTTTACTTCAGTAACATCTCTTGCGGATGTCAATGCATGGGGTTTTGGAGCAGCTAAATCTGGGTCAAGCTATCCTACTATATTTGCTAATGGGTCTATTAGTGGAGTGTTTAGTAATTATCGCTCGACTGATTGGGGTGCTACTTGGACTAATTTAGGACAAGCAAACAATGTGCAGTTTTATGTCTCTGCAATGTCCGGCGACAATACAACTTATACCAAAGTTTATGCAGGCTTTAATCAACAAGGTGCAGTTTATGGAGTATTTACTTAAATGTCTGTAGTTTTCGATGCCAAATCACAAGCAGCTGGGTGGTCCGGGGCGGCATCCGGGGTACTAGGTACTTGGAATCATACGCCAACCGGAACACCGACAGGAATTATTGTTGGTGTAGTGAACTACAATGGCTTCGGTGCCAGCGGGGTCACCATTTCGGTTACTTATGGTGGAACTTCGATGGGGGTTGCAGCCATAAATCAAACAACCTATGGCGTAAATGGAACGTTCAGTATATTTGGCTTGGTCAACCCTGCTTCTGGAACTCAATCAGTTGTAGTTACTTCTGTTGATGGCAATCAGGGTGATTACGGAAGTGCTTTTGCAATCTCTGTAACCGGGTCAGACCTGACGACGATCTTCCGGAACACGAGCCCGACCACGAACACCGGCACGTCGATTTCAAATGGCTTCTCATCTGCAAGCGGTGATCTGCTGATTGATTTTGTTACTGCAGCCACCGGGACGGATACGATTTCAAGTCCTGGCGCGGGGCAGACGTTAACGCAGCTGACTGGTAATCCAGCTACTGCGTTTTCATACGCCAGCTCTTCGGGCTCAAGCGTCACGATGACCGAGGCTCTTTCTCCCAGCGATCAGTGGTGGTCTAACGCTGTAAGTGTCAAGTCTGCTGGAGGCGGGGGCACTACAAAAGTTTTAATATTAGCACATTAAATGGCACGAACTAAAGATCTAAAGCCACGTACCAGACGTACTAAAGTAGATATGTCTGATGAGCGTATGGCTCATCGAGAGAAGGCTAAGGCTGATTTAGAGTACTTCATTGAGCTAATTATCCCTAAGCAGCTAATAGGTAATATTCATCGAGAGTTAATACACTGGTGGACTAGACCGCAAGCCTTAAATAGGCAGTTAGTTCTATTCCCAAGAGATCATTGTAAATCTACTTATGCAGCCTTTAGGGTTGTTTGGGAACTAACTAGAAATCCTACTGCACGTATCCTTTATATTTCTTCTACATCTAATCTAGCGACTAAGCAATTAAAGCTTATTAAGGATATCCTTACTAGCGACAGGTACAGAATGTTCTGGCCAGAGATGGTTGAGAAAGAAGAAGCTAAGCGAGAGAAGTGGACTGAGAGAGAAATCTCTATAGATCATCCTCTCCGGAAAGAAGAACACATTCGTGACCCTTCGGTATTCACTGCAGGTCTAACTTCTAATATTGTAGGTCTGCATTGCGACATTGCGGTGCTGGATGACGTAGTTACCCAGAGCAATGCGTATACAGAAGAAGGGCGCGAAAAGGCTAAAGATCAGTATAGCTTCTTATCCTCAATTGAAGGAGTAGGAGCTAAGGAATGGGTCGTAGGTACTCGATACCATCCTTTAGATCTATATTCAAACTTAATAGAGTTGGAGATTAAAGAATTTGATGAACTGGGGAATGTTACAAAATCAAAACCTTTATTCGAAGTTTTTGAGAGACAGGTTGAATCAATTGGAGATGGTTCTGGGGAATTTCTTTGGCCACGTCAACGCCGCTCAGATGGTAAGTGGTTTGGGTTCGATCAACAGAGTCTCGCAGAAAAGAGGTCAGGTTATATTAACCAACTACACTTCAGGGCCCAATACTATAACGATCCGCACGACGTCGGCTCGTCCCCGATCAAAAGAGAACTATTTCAATATTATGAACCTTCAAACCTCTTCAAACGAGACACCAGATGGTTCTATCAACACAATGCCCTCAACGTCTTCGCCGCAGTTGACTTCGCCTACTCCCAAGCCACGAAAGCGGACTCGACGTCAATCGTCGTCGCTGGCGTCGACGGATCAGGCAACTACTACGTCTTAGATATAGATCGGTTTAAGACTGATAAGATATCTGAATACTTCAACCACATCTTACGTCTCCACCAGAAATGGGGATTTAGGAAGCTGAGAGCTGAAGTATCAGTAGCGCAACAAGTCATCGTCAAAGACCTCAAAGAGAGTTATATTAAACCTTATGGCTTGGCTTTGTCTGTCGAAGAGTTTAGACCTTCTAGATGGCAAGGGTCCAAAGAGGAAAGGATCATGGCGGTCCTTGAACCTAAGTACGCCAATGGTCAGATCTGGCACTATCCATCTGGAAACTGCCAACTTCTAGAAGAAGAGTTAATCTACTTCAATCCTCCACACGATGATATCAAAGATGCCTTAGCATCTTGTATAGACTTTGCACAAGCACCTACCTTTTCAATAGTCAGGAATAAAGTGAATCCAATTACATATAATGAACGCTGGGGTGGAGTCAATTGACCGGCAGGGCCCTAGAACTACTTAACGTCATCTCTCCTGACTTATTAGCAACAAGGCTTACAGAGCGTTGGATTGAGTGGGAAACATTACGTCGTAATAAGAAAACAGATTGGGAAGAGATTAGACGGTATGTATATGCAACAGACACCACATACACCACTAATGCTCAGCTACCATGGAAAAATAAAACAACTATCCCAAAGTTGTGCCAAATTAGGGATAACCTATATTCCAATTACACAGCGACGCTCTTCCCCAAGCGTAAGTGGTTAGAGTGGGAAGCTAATGAAAGGGATTCCAATTCCGTTCAGAAGAGGGACGCGATCATCAACTACATGGCGTGGTGTATCGACCAGCCGAGTTTCAAGCATGAAATTGATAAGATTATCCTGGATTATATTGATTTTGGTAACTGCTTTGCTACTGTGGAGTGGACCGATCAGAGAGTACAACGACAAGACGGCAGAACACAATCCGGCTTTGTCGGTCCCACAGTTCGAAGAATAAGTCCATTAGATATAGTTATGAACCCGACTGCAGAAGGCTTCTTGCAGTCTCCTAAACTAATTCGTTCTGTAATCTCAATGGGTGAATTGAGAGAGATGTTGGAAAGGATGTCTACTGACGAGAACAGGGAGTCCTATGAACAACTTTATGAGTACCTTAAAAATATTCGGTTTCACGCGAGAACGTTCGAAGGAGACTGGACACAACGTGACAGACTCTACGATATGGATGGCTTCACCTCTTTCAGGGCGTATCTACTCTCTGATTTCGTGGAAGTCCTCACGTTCTACGGAGACTGGTTCGACTACATTAATGACACGTTTGAAAAGAATCGTGTCATCATGGTTATCGATCGTCATAAGCTCATCTCGAACAAGCCCAACCCCTCGTTTTTCGGGTATCCCCCCATTTTTCATGCGCCCTGGCGTAAGAAACAAGATAACTTATGGGGTATGGGTCCCTTAGATAATCTTATTGGAATGCAATATCGCCTAGATCATATGGAGAATATGAAGGCGGATATTGTAGACTTATGTACATATCCTGTCCAGAAGATTAAAGGCTTCGTAGAAGAGTTTATCTGGCAACCTGGTGAAAAGATCTTTACTTCAGATGAAGGTGACGTAGAACTCATTGTCCCTGAAGTACAGCCTCTACAGCTTAATATGGAGATGCAGCGTCTAGAAGACACCATGGAAGCTATGGCCGGCGCTCCTAAAGAGGCAATGGGATTTAGATCTCCTGGCGAGAAAACTAAGTATGAAGTACAACGACTGGAAAATGCTGCGTCTCGCATTTATCAAAATAAAATCAATCAGTTTGAAGAGCAGATAATTGAACCTCTTCTAAATGCAATGTTAGAGTTAGCACGACGTAATATGGTCGGTACTACGGCCATACGCGTCTTTGATGATGACTTTAAGGTTGCATCGTTCCAAGACCTAACTGTCGAAGACATTACAGGTATCGGACGTATTAAACCAATAGCTGCTCGCCATTTTGCAGAACAGGCCGAGATTATTCAAAACCTTACAAATCTGACTGGATCGGCATTATGGCAGGCTATACAAATGCACTTCTCTGGAAAGAAGCTGGCTAAGATCATTGAGGACATCTTTGATCTTAAAGACTATGAACTGGTGACTCCATTCGTAGCTTTAGCAGAACAAGCAGAAGGCCAGAAGCTAGTTCAAGCTCTTCAAGAGCAACTAGCACAACAAACACAGACTGCTACAGGTATGGGAGAGGACTTCGACCTTGAAGGGCCTCATCCACAGAAACCATCCCCTGGTGGCGGTAAACAAGAACCATTTAACCTACAACGACAACCGCCTACAGGGGCAACACCTGGGGGCATGTTAGGAACTCAATAAATGACAGATTTATTCTCTAATGACGACCAGTCACAAATCGCTGCATATATCCCTGGTGAAGCTTCTAAGTATAAGAGCTTAGATGAATTAGCTAAAGGAGCATATGAAAAGGACCGTCATATTAGTACTCTTGAACAAGAGAATAGGGAACTTCGTTCTACTAATCTTGTACTTAAAGAAGACAATATGACTAAGGCTAAATTGGAAGAGTACGTAGACCAACTTACTAAGAGCGCCTCAGCAGGCTCTCGTCCAACATCAGACGGCACCAACCCAAAGCCAACAGATGTCTCGCCATTTGATCCACGACAACTTGAACCTATGTTCGATAAACGAATAAAGGAATATGAAGCTTCTAAGACCAAGGAGCAGAATGTTAAGGCTGTTACGGACGCATTAAGAGAACGTTATGGACATTCGTTTCCAGAAGTTCTTCAGAAACAAACCGAAGAGTTAGGATTGACTAAAGAAGCTGTCAATTATTTAGCAGAGACTGCACCTAGGGCCTTCTTCAGGACACTAGGATTAGATCAGCCTGCGCAATCAGAAACCTTTGAGACACCCCCAAGGCGAAGTGTTCACTTCTCCCCGAAGGTAGAACCAGAGCGTACCTGGTCGTATTATGATGATCTTCAGAAGAAAGATCCCAATACTTTTCGATCCCCTAAAATTCAAGAGCAGATGCTGAAAGACTATACTCGTCTCGGACCTAAATTCGAGGATGGTAACTTTCTTGCCTATGGGCAGCAGTCTGCCTTCTAACAAAAGAGACAACTAAATGGCTGGTTTTATGACTGGCAACACTCAATATCTGCTTCGGACTAATATCTGGTCCCGGCAGATTAAAGAGCTGTTGCTGGACGAGTTGAATGCCATGAAGTTTGTCCGTATTATCTCAGACTTCCCAGATGGTGTTACGTTAAACATCCCGTCGATTGGCGAAGCAGAAACTGCCGACTT